AAAACTGTAAGAGACGGTAGTACACCCTCACACGAAGGTATGGTTGACCACTTGACAGCACACTATGCCAAGAAAGCAGCAGGGGTAAAAACTGAAGTTGCTCAACAGAGACACATAGACGCTGGCAAGAAACACGTTGCTGGACTTAATAAAGAACATCTAACACACGTTTTAGGTGTACACGGACATTTACAAAAAGCAAAGAACGTATTGACTGACGCATTTAACTCACATCACATACATGGACATGAGTTTGATGGTGAGCCTACAAACCCTGAAGGTTATGTTGTTCATCACAATGGCCGTCCTTCTAAGTTTGTGTTAAGACATGAGTTTAGCAAAATGAACTTTGCAGCAAGCGAAATGAGGAAGAAAGGTGGCTAGCGATCACATAGTATTTACATTTGGGAGAATGAATCCTCCTACTACAGGTCACAGCAAACTGATTGACGCTGTACATAACCACGCCAAAGAGAATGGACATGACCATCAAATAATTGTCAGTCATTCACAGGACAAGCATAAGAATCCTATACACGCTGACCATAAACTAGAATACTTGAATCACATTCACCCCAACACACACTTTGAGGCTTCTACAAAAGAACACCCACACTTTCTCGCACAGTTGAAAAAGTTTCATCAGCAAGGATACAAGCATGCTACTATGTTTGTAGGTTCCGATCGTGTAAAAGAAATGAAAGAACTTGCACATAAATACAACGGACCTGATGGCGACTATCACTTTGACAGTTTACATATCAAGTCAGCAGGTAAAAGAGACCCTGATGCTGAAGGTGTTGCAGGCATGAGCGGTACTAAAATGAGAGGACACGCAGGAGACAATGACTTTGATAAATTTAGAGAAGGTTTACATGGATCTGCTTCTGACCATCACGCCAAGAAGTTATTTAATGCCACCAGAAATGGAATGGGCCTTAAAGAATCAAGCATGAGAATGTCATTCAGTAAGTTTTTGTCAGAAGGTATAGTAAAAGGGTTTATAAATGAACAGAGAAGCAGTATACGAGCAATTAAAGATTGATGAAGGGGTCGAGTATGAAATCTATAATGACCACCTCGGTTATCCAACATTTGGAGTCGGTCACCTTGTCAAAGAAAGTGACCCCGAACATGGACAACCAGTTGGAACAGCAGTCAATGAAGAAAGAGTCCGTGAATGTTTCGAGGACGACCTTGACACCGCAATCAGCGAGTGTCACAATTTATACGGAGAAGGGGACTTTGGAGCCTTTCCCGATGAAGTACAGCAAGTCCTTGTTAATATGATGTTTAACATGGGTCGCCCTCGCCTCTCTGGTTTTAAAAAGTTTAATGCTGCTATTGAATCACGCGACTGGATAGAAGCAGCAAAAGAAGGAAGAGACAGCCGTTGGTATAGACAAGTAACCAACAGAGCTGAAAGATTAATGGTTCGCTTGGAGCACTTAGCAAGTTTAGAAAGATGATTCAGTCTGAAGGCAACGATAGATGGGTTGCTGAATTTTTTAATTATAAAAAGAACGGTTATTTTGTTGAAGGCGGCGCTACTGTATTTAATAGCTCAGCAAAAAAACTTGAGAAAGAATTAGATTGGAATGGTATTTGTGTATCACCTAATAAAGATATGTGTGATATGCTAGATAGAAAAAATGTAGAAAATGCAGCATTGTTTTCACATGATGGCGAAGTAGACTTTTTAAGTGTCCCTCAGGGAACTTTTAAAAATACAGAAAATGGACTTGTTGACCTTTCTTATATGTCAGCAGTTTCTGGTTTAGAATACTTTGATCTGTCTGATGTGGCAACTCTACAAAAAGTAAAAAGTATTACATTAGAAACATTATTAGACAAATACAACGCACCTAAGGTTATTGATTATTTAGGTTTAGATATAGAAGGGTCTGAATACGAAGTTTTAAAGGTATTTCCCTTTGACAAATATGAAATACTTACCATGACTATAGAAAATAGTGATAAGTATCAGGACTTTATAGAGAGTAAGGGATTTATTAGAGTGGATAATCCTTATTCAAAAGTTAAAAGAGACGGATGTTATATTAATAGGATTTTTAGGAGTTAATTATGAGAGAAGATATTATAAACGCCTCACGTTTACACTTTATGTCGCACATTGAGAAGCACCGTATTAACGTAGAGAACTATCTCCGTAACGGTGTAGGCGTAGCAGAACACCCTGACATTATGGAAAGCATTGAAGCAGAATTGGCCCACATGGCCGAGTACGAAGATAAATTAGAAATGCTAGAAAAATACTTTGGAGAAGAAGATGGCTAAATTTAACAGACTGTTAGATGCCGACTTTCAACCACCAAGAACTTGGATATTGGACCTATCGTTGGCGTTTGATTCTGATGTTCTTAGTGAGGAAGAAGCGAAAGCATTGAAACTCGTTGGTGTAAAAATCAACAAGAACATGAAAATCACTGTGCCTAAAGGTTTTAAAACTGACTTGGCATCTGTGCCTCGTGCTTGTTGGTGGTTCATTGCACCGTTTGACGTAGCACGCGCAGGTGTAGTCCATGATTATATGTACTACTGTATCCGTCAGTACAGAGCAGCTACAGGCGACAAACAGGATACTTGTTTAGTAGCAGACGCTAAGGCAGCAGCGGATAAAGTATTCAAGGAAGCAATGACACTTTCAGAACACGTAGCTGGATGGAAGCAGTGGTTAGCACATAAGGCCGTGGTAGTGTTTGGTGGAGGGTCTATTCTACCGAGGGAAGAACTGTAGGTGTGGTTCTTCATTGTTCCTATACTAAGGGCCTGTGTCACCGGTGTCATAGGCTCTAGTTTCGGTAAATGGTTTAGCACAACCAAGGCAGGTATATGGTTTCAGGCTAAATTAGACGGTTTTATGCAATATCTTTCTTATAAATACGATATAGATATAGCAAAAAAAGAAGCAAAATGGGTGAAACATTATCCTAAACTTGCTATTAAGATACAAGAAATTGAAAATAGAATAATAGAACTAGAGGCAGAAAATGTTAGACTTCAAAGAGTGGCTGGACGAGGAAAAACAAAGACTCGATCCTAAATGTTGGGACGGTTATAAGAAGAAGGGCACCAAGATGAAAGGTGATACCCGTGTGAATAACTGTGTCAAAGAAGAAGAACTTGATGAGCTTAACAAACAAACGCTGAAGAACTATAGAGCTAAAGCTATAAACTCAGCAGTCAAAGCACAGAAACGTGCAGACTCAAAAGGCAATCTTCACACTTATAATGACGATAAAACTATAGCCAAGCGCACAAAGGGTGTGGGCATGGCAGACAAAAAGCTAAAAGAAGCCAAGGGTATGGAAGGCATGACCCAGAAAGGCGGTCACAAGCGTCCTACTGATAAGGGTGCAGGTCTTACACAGAAAGGTGTTGAGAAATACCGCAGACAAAACCCTGGCAGTAAACTACAAACTGCTGTCACTACACCTCCCAGCAAGTTAAAGCCTGGAAGCAAGGCAGCAAAAAGACGTAAATCATTCTGTGCAAGGTCACGTGGTTGGACAGGCGAGCGTGGTAAAGCAGCACGTAGAAGGTGGAACTGCTGATGGGAAAGATAGCATTTGTTCTTTTACTGATTATTGTTGCCGGTGGTTTCGCAGGACGTTGGTATTATAACTCCTCGCAAGAAACTATAGCACAGTTGAATCAGAACATTGCTACACTGAGAGCTAATCAGGCACAGCTTGAACAGGCCATTGCTACAAGTAACGAAACGATAGCAAGGCAACAGGCAGATGCCGAGCAGTTTGCAGAGGCAAACAACGCACTCAGGGAACAGTTGCAGGCAGCAGAATCATATTCAGATGACCTGGCAGCTAAATTAAGAAATCACAACCTGACAGTATTGACAGCACAGAGACCGGGTTTGATTGAAACAAGGGTAAATAACGCTACAGCGAGATTATTTGATGAAATGGAAATTATTACTGGTAAGCCTGCTCCTACCACTGCTGAGTAGTTGTACGAGTTTTAGCTTGTTTGGGAAGAAGGAACCTATTGTTCCTGAACCCATTGTTGTAACACAGACAGAATACTTGTACAGGGAAGTGCCTCTACAGTCAAGGCCAAAGCCTGTCACATTGTATGACATTGAGTTTTACGCTGTTACAAATGAGAACATTGAAGAATTTTTAGAAAGGTTTGAGAAGGACAATGGTGATGTTGTTTTCTTTGCCATTAGTGTTCCTGACTATGAAAACATAGCACTCAACATGGGTGAGTTGAGACGCTTCATTGAATCACAGACTGCTATTATTGTTTATTATGAAGAAAATGTAAATAAACAGCCAGAGCAAACAGATGACGAAGCAAACTAACGAATCAGAATCTTTGGGCGTAATGATTGCCCGGATGAAACAGAAACAAACAGCTAGAGATTGGAACAAAAAGTCTCAGGCTGAAAAGGTTGCTGACCTGAAAAAGAAAAGAGAAGAATTAAAGAAAAGAATGGAAGAAGGCAAGAATCATTCTTGGAAGTCTGAAGGTCACTATACAAAAGACGGTAAAGAATGGTCAGGTCCTCAGCACGCACATGACGGTCAGGTAATGACAGGTGAGAAGCACACTGCTGACAGTCAGAACCTGTATCACTTCAAAGAATTGTCACCTGAAGTGAAGAAAAAAGTTTTAGAAAAAATGAAAATGGACGAGGGTATTGTTAATACCATAATGAAATCCAAGACACTGAATAAAAAGAATTACGCAATAGCTGCTAAAGAACTTGATAAGAAAATGAAGAAGGATCCTTCAAAGACAAAGAGTGCCCACGCACATGACGTAGCAAGATACGTAAAAGGTGTTGATGCACGTAAACTTGCTGCTGAAGGTGTTAGAAAGGCAGATGATAAAGCACAAATTAGAAAAGATTTAGAAAAACATACTGCTGAGTTTTTGAAAAGAGACGGAAAAATACAACAGGTTGCATCTCAGCGCAGGAAAAGGTATAGTTTTGATTCTAAACACATTGGTTCACAAGCCGAAATTGATAGAAAAGGAACTGCCCGAAAAGGTGCAATAGGGGGTGGTCGTAATATTTCTCTAGCTGGGTCTCGTCCAGACACAGCTGCTTCTGGGGCAAACAAAAGTAAATACAGAAAAGAAAGTGTAGACATGACAGGCTGTCCTCTGTTAGAAAAACTGTCACCTTCTGACGGTATAGGCACTTACATAAAAGACTTTAAAAAGTCAGATGCCCCACAGTTTAAGGGTGCATCAGCATCCAAGCGTAGAAAGATGGCAGTTGCTGCTTACTTAGGTGCCAAGCGTAAGAAGATGGAAGAGTCAATGCAGTATGATTCTACCATGGGTGTCATGGATTGGGGTACACCTAAAGGCACACAATATATGAAAGACAATACTCCTGGTGAAAGTCAGGAAGCTTGTCACAGTTGTGAGGGTGCTGGTTGCTCTCATTGTAACTATCGCGGAACACACGATAGGAAAATAAACGTGGAGGCAAAGGAGATGAGTAAAAAGAATCCTGTTGCCAAGAATCTGAATAAATTTAACAAGCCTGCTACTCACAGAGACCGTAAAAATGATTACAGTCGAAAGGATAAGCACAAAGGTAAAATTTATGAAGAAACGGAAGCAGGCGAAACTAAAGCAGAATACAGAGCAGACAATGAAATAAATGCCCCCGAGGCAGGTATTGTTCCTCTGTCAAAAGATGACATAGCACATTTGTATGCTGAAATAGATAACATGACAGATGAGCAGATGGACGAGTATGGTTTCTGGGATGATTGTGACTGTGAAGATGATTGCGATTGTAACGATTATGAGTCTGACGTGGAGTGGGAAGACGGTCCCGGTGATGTGGAAATCACTGAAGTCTTGTCAGTCCAGGGTAGATTGAAGCGTAAATTCGCAGCACGTAAAAACAGACAGAAACTTAAAGTAGCACGTAATATTGCACTTAGGAGAGGCTCTTCACCTGACCGTTTGAAAAAACGTGCAACAAGAGGCGCACGTGCTATGGTATACAAGAGACTGCTAAAAGGCAGAAATAAAGCCACTATGCCACCAGCAGAGAAGGCACGCTTTGAAAGATTGATAGGTATGTATCAACCTTTGATTTCTAGGTTTGCACAACGTATGTTGCCTAGAATGCGTAAGATGGAAATCTCACGTATGAAAAATAGAACAGGTAAGAAACCGCAGAAGTCAAAGAAATATAGAGTAGCTAAACCAGTGGCAAGCTCACAAAAGGCGAAGAAGTTTAAAGTAAAGAAAAGATAATGTCCACACCTTTGATTATTGTTGATTATGATTTAGATATACCGACATTATTAAAAGTAGCAGAAGAAGCATACCCTACAGCTACTTTCTATAGTGATGATAGATTCCCTGATGCTGACTTTAGTTGGTGGAAAATAGGCAAATATGACCACCCCGCACTCAGAAAAATAGCTGACGATTTTGGTATAGAATACAATCCAAGATTCTATTGGCAAGAACCTCACTCATACCTCCCACCTCACACTGACAACGGAACACAATGTTCTCTTAACTTTGTGTTGTCAGATGACCCAGCACCTGTAACGATAGAAGATACAGACTATTATTACAAGGCAGCATTCCTTAACACAACCCTCATGCACTCAGTCAAAACAGGCGATAAACCAAGATTGTTGTTAAAATTTTCCATATTTAATACTCCTATAGAGGCAATAGGTTATAAATACAAGTATGGAAAAGAAAACAAAACAACGATTAGAACAGTTAGTTAGACAGGGTATAGTGCCTTCAGGTAAACTCCCTATGCTCATGCAGGCAATGAGTAGTCTGCATATGGGTAAGCAACTGTCACCTACTGAAAGAAAAGTTTTAGACAAGTATATGTTCAACATGACAGATATTATGTTGAAAGATACCACTGTTTTTAATCGTGCAAAATTACATACACAAAGAACGAAATATCAGACGGAGGAGACGACCGTGGAAATTGATGAGAATGTCCGAGTCGTAGACGGCGAGGAAGATATGGAAGTGAGGGGTAGAGAGAAAGAAGAACAGAAAGCAAAACGTCTTTCTGTTCGTAAACGTGACAAGTATAGACTTCTATCACCTGAACTTAAAAAAGAGAAAAAGAAAGCAGGCCTTGATGAGGCCGTTGTAGAACTCAACAATACCTATCAGGAAATGTTTGAAGCAACATTAGAATACTTTGAAGTATCTAATATCAGAGACTTGCCTGAAGAAAAGAAAAAAGAATTCTTTGCTACTGTAGACGAGGCTTTGGAAGAAGCTAAGATGGCTAAGAAGGACCATGACGGTGATGGTAAGATTGAAACCAGCACTGCTGAATACATGGGTTCCCGTGACAAGGCTATCAAAAAGGCTATGAAGAAAGAAGAAGTAGAACAGGTCAACGAATACATTACTTCTAAGCAAGTTAAGATGGCAAAGGGTATTGCTAATGATCCGCGACATAAAGGCGGTGACTACAGTGGCGCTGCTGAGAAGATGGAAAAAATTAAGAAAGGTCTTTCTAATCACCCAGCTGCGAAAAAGGCTTTACAACAGGCTAATGAAGATGTAGAACAGGTTGATGAACTGAAAAAGTCTACTCTTTCCTCTTACATTCAGAAGGCAGCAGATCCTGTAAAGAAAAAATCAAACGTAAACCTTGCTTCTAAGGCAGCTTACAAGTTAGCAAAAGATCCAGATATGGGCTCCAGTGCTGGCGAAAAAGAAGATCGTAAAGCATTTATGAGAAGCAAAGGCATTCAGACAGCAGCTAAGAAGCTTGCTAAGGAAGAAGCAAATATGCCAAACAAAGGTATTGAAGGAGATAAAGAATCTCCTAAGCAAGGTAGCTCAGAGAAGCCAGCAGTTGGTGAACTCGCTCCAGCACAGGACAGCAAAGCTAAACTTGGTGAAGCAATGACACCTGAATTCAAGGCTAAGCGACTTGAAATGATCCGTCAGGCACATGACCGTGTTGTGACAGGTAAAACTCGTGGCGCATCAGCTGCCAAGGCAGCAGCCAAGTCAGCGATGAAGCAGAAAGGTGCTCAGAAAGGCATGGCTCCTACTAAGAAAGATGTGGAAGAGCAGGTACAAGAGCTTCGTAAAATGATTAAAGAAAACAATAACAAAGCAGAAGCATACAAACTTCTGGCAAAGATTTTAAATAACGCAGAAAACTTAGGAGAATAAAAATGTCCGCATGGGGAAATACAGACGCTCAGGCGAGCAAGCCTGTAGCAGAGGCGACTACTTTCACTATTGATAGCACCAGCACTGATGTTGTAAATACCACTGATGATACTATTAACATCAGGCATGGTTTTTCAACAGGTGATGCTGTTGTTTATACTACAGCAGGCACAGCTATCGGTGGCTTGACAAGTGGCACTACTTATTACATTATCGCAGGCGACTCAGCTGCTGATACAGCACATGACTATCAGTTGGCTACTTCAGCTTCAAACGCAACTGCAGGAACACAGATTAACATCACTGCTGTTGGCGATACTGATACTGACACTATTCAGATTCTTGCTTCTGACCTTTACGGTGTAGACACCAACGAAATGGCAGCTAACAAGACTCAGGAAGGTGCAGCACACGCTGGTTGGAACAAGGTAACAACACGTGGTTCACGTAAGATTGTTGAAACTTTGGTAGCAATGTCTAAAAATGCTTTCTCTTCCTCTGACGCAGAAGATACAGTATTTGAAGATTACTTGATTGCTATTGCTACTCAGCCTGTAGCTGCTTCGGTAACAAGCCCTGCTGATGCTGAATTTACAGTAGCAGCAACCATCACTGGTTCTGGTGGAACACTCACTTACGATTGGCAGGTATCTACAGACAGTGGTTCTACATGGGCAAGCACAGCGGATGCAGACGGCACTGCCGCAACATTGACAGTTATTTCTACTGATGCAGAATACGTTGATGCTAACGAATTCCGTTGTGTTGTTAGCGCAACCGGTGCAGACAGTGTTACTTCAGACGCAGTAGCTCTCACAGTAGCCTAATAAATACTTTTTAATTTAGGAGTATTTTTATGGCAGATGCGAAACTCTCAGAATTGACGGCGGCCACTTCGGCCGCCTCATCTGATTCAATGTATCTTGTGCAGTCAAACACAAGTAAAAAAATCACTGTTGCTAATTTATTTGCAGATATAGACACCCCTGCAGTATTTGGCGACAAGATTCAAATCCAAGACAGTGAAACAATAACAGAACCAGGAGCTTGTTCTGTTACTACTAATATTACACTAGTCTCAAATCCCTCAGGCAACGGTAATCTTACTCTAGCTGCTGGGAGTGATGGCCAAATAAAAATTATTATTATGGTATCAAATACTGGTGCAACTACTCAGACTCTCACAGGTTCCAATGTAGAAGGTGATGTAGAGTTTGATGCTGCCGGTGATACAGCAACCATGATATATACTAATAGCAAGTGGTACATGATAGGAGGTACTGCTACTATTTCATAAGGATAAAACATGGTTGAGTTGAATGAAGATAACTTTTTAGTTTATGCAATAAAACATTATTATAATCCGGGAAGCATGGGTATGAGCGACCTGGAAGAAGATTTAAAAAGAATTAAATACATCAAACGTCTGTTGAATAGATACAAAAAATCAGGCGAGGCAAGTGAGAGACTTATTTTAAATCATCTTGTAGTATTGTATAATGTTTTTGATGAAGCGGCAACAGATATGCTGTTTTATAAGTTAGAAGAAGAATATTGGCCTGAGTTAAAAACTTATCTAGTATATCTTCACAGAATGCCTTTACAAACAGTTGTGAGTAAAGGAATAAAAGAAACAGAAATACCTTTAAACCAAGATTTGGTTGAATTGTTGAGGAAATTGTAGTGGCAAATTTAACAGACGCAGTAGTAGTATTACGAATATTGAAGTTACTTACGACTCCAATAGAAAAGTCTGACGCCTACAAATATGGTATTATCGACAAAAATGGTAAGAAGATAAAAAATCCTAAATCATCTAGTGAAAGAGAAGCATACACTATACTGAATCGTTTTATATTTAAATTACAATATGCACTAATGAAATCTCCTGACAGAGGAGCTAGAAGGTTACTTTCATTAGCAGCAGCCATGGCAATCTTGAGGGAACACAGTGAAGAACAGATAGATTCTTATTCTTCAGATGAGATTGAATCACTATTAGATATGTATGAGGTTGACAGTGAAGTAATAGAAGAATCAACACTGTTAGAACATAACCTTGTGTCATTTAGAACTTTCCGTGAAGAAATGGGTGTAGGTGGAGGAGCAATAGCAGGTATAGGCATTGACCACCCTACTAAAGCAAACCAAGCAGAACCGGGACGAGATCCTGTGATGATGCCAATGATTCGCAGGAAGAAAAAGAAAAATGGCAACCGTTAAACAGGTAGAAGCAGACCTTACTGTAGTCAAGCATGACGTTAATCAAATAGGCAAACTATTTGTTAAACTTGAGGCAACACTTGACAAACTAGGCACAGTATGTAATAATGCTACTCAAATACTCGCAGTCCATGAGCAGCGTTTATCTGAGGGAGAACGAACCTTCAACGCCATACAAGAAGACATGGCAGAATTAGAGGAAAAGATGTCCAAAGATATAGACAAAGTATTAGAGGCCATTAAGGACTTAAAAATACATATTGGCACCAAGCACGACAAGTTAGAGGACAGAATCGAGCGGTTAGAAAAATGGCGTTGGATTCTTATGGGCATACTTTTGGCCGGAACTTTCTTTCTCAACCAAGATCAAATCAGATCCTTCCTATTATCATAAAATAACTTGACAAAGGCGACATAATGTTGTACTATATACATTATGTCACTTTTTATTGATCTAAAATTTATCAACATGGTCTCCGTCAAACTGGACAGGTTCCAGAAGAAGGACGACTACCTCTTTAATTGCAGATGTCCTGTCTGTGGTGACTCCGAACGCAAGAAAAATAAGGCCAGAGGTTACTTTTACCGTAAAGATAACGATATGTTTTATCGCTGTCATAACTGTCAGTATGGCACAACCATTGCTAACTTCTTAGAACAGGTTGACCACTTACTATACAAGGAATATGTGTTAGAAAAGTTTGTCAAAAAAGATGAAAAGCCTGAACCTAAGAAGGAACCTAACCCTGAGTATGCCTTTGACTTCACGCCTGACTTTGACAAACCCTCACGCTTGATTGACAGCCTCATGGACAGGCTTGACACACTGCCTTCTGACCATGAAGCAGTAAGATATTGTCAAAGCAGAAAGATACCTGAGGATCAATATCACAGGCTATATTATGTTGACGATATACGCACATTGTCACAGTTGAATACCAAATACACTCAGGCACTAAATATAAAACAACCCCGCTTAGCATTGCCTTGTATCACACCTGATGGTCAGCTATCAGGCCTGACACTCAGGGGCATGAGGGGTGAGAAACTTAGATACATTCAGTTGAAGATAAAAGAGAATGATCTACAGGTGTTTGGACTTGACAATGTGGACACTGACAAGGAAGTGTATGTAGTAGAAGGACCCATTGACAGTTTGTTTATTGACAACGCTATTGCCTGTGTAGGCACAGCATTCGGTAAAGTAGACAAACTAAAACTGACACACTTTACAATGGTATTTGACAATCAGCCACGTAACTATGAGGTATGTAAACTGATTGAGAATCAAATAGATGCAGGTGAAAGGGTAGTTATATGGCCTGAGTATGTGTACGAAAAAGATGTGAACGAAATGATAATGACAGGCTTGACAAGGGATAAAATACATTATATTATAAGTAGTAATACCTATCAAGGCCTTGAAGCAAGACTCGAATTTACAAAATGGAGAAAGTGTTAATGAATGTATCGCTCGTAGGAATGACTCAGCCCTCAGCAGTAACAGGCTGTCATAGCGCTAACGAACTTATTGCTTATGCCGCTCGTGTAAGTAACCCAGGGAATCAAAATAATGCTGATACAGCACCTAAACTGCTAAAATATCTAATAAAAAATGCCCATTGGAGCCCATTTGAAATGGTTTCTGTAACAATGGAGATAAAGACTACCCGTGACATTAGTAGACAGATTATAAGGCACCGTAGCTTTAGTTTTCAGGAGTTTAGTCAGCGATACGCTGTATCAGAGAACTATGTAGACAGAGAGGCACGTTTACAAGACCCTAAAAATAGGCAGAACTCTGTAGAGACTGATGATAAGTATCTACAAGAAGATTGGAACATGAAGCAACATGAGGTTGTGAACAAGGCCAGGGAAGTATATCAATGGGCCTTAGAAAAAGGTATTGCTAAAGAGCAAGCACGAGCTGTTTTGCCTGAGGGTAATACTGAAACAACACTATATATGTCAGGCACTCTAAGAAGTTGGGTACACTATTGTCAGTTGAGAATGGCAAACGGTACACAAAAAGAACATATGGACATTGCTAGAGAATGTTGGGAAGTTATTTCACACCATTTTCCAGATGTAGCAGAAGCCTGTGACACCTTATAATGAAATAAAAAATGTACACCTAGAGATAACAACACTTTGTAATGCGGTGTGTCCTTTGTGTCCTAGAAATAGTTATGGGTATACAGAAAACAACGGTTATCCTGAAACTAATATGACACTCGATCAAGCTAGGAAAATTTTTACAACAGAATTTTTGAAGCAGTTAGACACTATCAACATTAACGGAAACTACGGTGATGCCGTTATGAACCCTGAAACAATTTCTATTGTAGAATATTTCAGGAATTCAAACGAAAAATTGAATATAACATTGAATACAAATGGTTCTGCTAGAAACAGTGATTGGTGGACTGAACTAGCTAAATTGAAAGTAAAAATTAATTTTGCTATAGATGGTTTGTCAGACACCCATTCAATATATAGACAAAACACTAGGTATGATGTTATTTTAAAAAATGCTAAAACTTTTATTGATGCTGGTGGTATAGCCATGTGGAAAATGATAAAGTTTAAACACAATGAACATCAGATAGAAAATGCTAAAAAGATAAGCAAGGACATGAATTTTTTTATGTTTTCTATAGTAGAAGAAGGTAGGGATAATGGTCCTGTGTTTGATAATAAAGGCGATCTAGTTAGAATAATAGGTGATTACAGTGGCCCTACTTCTTTAAATGAACTACAAAAAAATTATGAGTATGACACAACAGATATGACAAAGATTGCTTGTTACTCTGTTCTAGCTAAAAGTATATACGTAGCAGCTAATGGTGATGTGAGTCCTTGTTGTTGGACAGGATTTTATCCTAAAACTTTTAGATCATACAACAATGGGTTGAACGCTGTGAACGAGCAGCTAAGTAACATGATGTATAAGTATAATGCACTCGAGCATACTTTATCTGAATGTATAGAATGGTTTAACGATTTCAGCAATAAATGGAACAATAAACAAGACAGAATAAAAGCCTGCGATTTTTTCTGTGGGAGTAAATAAGTAGATGGCTAAGAGAGATTATTTGGGTATTCAAATTGACCTGTCCCGGGACGAACTATTTGACAAGTTAGGTATTCAAAGACTGAAAGAAAGCTACATGAGAGAGGAGGAAGAATCTCCTCAAGAGCGTTTTGCTTTTGTTAGCTTACAGTTTGCAAGTAACCTTGAACACGCACAGAGATTGTATGACTATGCAAGCAGGCATTGGTTGTCATACTCTACTCCTATTTTGTCTTATGGTCGTTCCAAGAAGGGTATGCCCATTTCTTGTTTCTTAAACTATATTAATGATACAGCCGAAGGGCTGGTGGAGAATCTCAGTGAAACTAATTGGTTATCTATGCTTGGCGGTGGTGTTGGTATTGGGTTCGGAATCAGGGCATCCGATGATAAGTCTACTGGTGTCATGCCTCATCTTAAGACTTATGATTCCAGTTGCCTCGCTTATCGCCAGGGTCGTACTAGACGTGGGTCTTATGCTACTTACCTTGACATTAGCCATCCAGATGTTGTTCAGTTTTTAGAAATGAGAAAACCTACAGGCGACCAGAATGTCCGTTGCCTGAACTTACATCACGGTATCAATATTAACGATAGGTTTATGGAACTTGTTGAGCGCTGCATGGCAGACCCTGATGCTGATGATGGTTGGAACCTCACTGATCCACACACAGGTGAGATACGTGACACTATCTCAGCTAAGTATCTGTGGCAGAAGATACTTGAACTACGTATGGAGACAGGTGAACCTTACATACACTTTATTGATACAAGCAACAATCATCTTCCACAATGGCAGAAAGACTTGGGCCTAAAAATACACCAGTCCAACCTTTGCAGTGAAATCATTTTGCCTACAGACAAGGACAGGACAGCAGTTTGTTGTTTGTCCTCAGTGAACTTAGAATACTATGACTCATGGAGTAAGAACACAATGTTCCTCCGTGACATGGCAGAAATGCTCGACAACGTATTACAGTTTTTTATTGATAAAGCTCCTGATGCAGTATCACGCGCTAAGTTTTCAGCAATGCGTGAACGGAGTATTGGTATTGGCGCACTAGGCTTCCATGCCTATCTACAGAAAAATATGATAGAATGGGAAAGTTGGCAGGCTACTAGCGCTAACATGAGAATGTTTAGACATATTAGAGGCAAACTTGATGAAGCAAATATGGAGTTGGGTACAGAACGAGGAGAGGCACCTGATGCAGTTGGCACAGGAAGAAGGTTTAGTCATGTTATGGCTATCGCTCCCAACGCTTCTTCTTCTATCATTATGGGTAACACTTCGCCTAGTATTGAACCGTATAGGGCAAACGCATATAGGCAAGACACTCTCTCCGGAGCTTATCTCAATAAAAATAAGCATCTGGTGGGACTTATTCAAAGTAAGATTGAAGCTGGGGAAACAAAACAGACAGAAGACGAAATCTGGTCTTCAATAATCTCAAATGACGGATCCGTACAGCAACTCAGATTCCTGTCAGAAGAAGAAAAGAATGTTTTTAAAACTGCTATGGAGATAGATCAGCGTTGGATTATCGACCACGCCTCAAAGCGTCAGGAGTTTATCGACCAGGCACAGTCACTCAATCTATTCTTCCGCCCAGACGTAAACAAAAAGTATCTACACCTTGTACACTTCTTGGCATGGAAGTCAGGACTCAAGACACTGTACTACTGTCGCTCAGAAAAAGTAGGTAAGGCGGATAAAGTATCACGTAGGATTGAACGTGAGATTATCAAAGAAGCTGATATGACAGCACTTGTTGAGAGCAGTGAATGCTTAGCGTGTGAGGGATAGTGAAATTTAATATTGGATACATTACTATTCCTATGTATCTGTCACTGATACCTATGATTTTATATGGTACTTGGTGGCAGTGGGCATTAACGGCTTTCATGTACTTTGGCATAACTTGTTTGGGTACCACAGTGTATTATCACAGATACCTATCACACCATTCTTTTAAGTGTAATAAATGGTTTCAGTTAGTATGTCTTTTCTTTGCACATATCAGCTTACAGGGTTCTGCTTTACAATGGGCTTCGGTACATAGACAACATCACCGATTCATTGAGACTGAAAAGGATCCACACTCTCCAACCTTGATGGGCTTTTTTAAAGCACACTTTGGTTATCCTGAGAATGTAGATTTGAGTTATGTGAAAGACTTAGCTAAAGATAATATGCTAGTCATTCAACATAAACACTATTTAAAATTTATGTTTTTGTGGATTGCACTTATAGGTATATTGATTGAACCTTTTGCTATAATTTATCTTTGGATGTTGCCTGCAGGGTTGTCCAGAGGCATAATAGGATTAATTCTTTCCTACTCGCATAGAGAAGCATATCCTCATAATGATGAATGGGTTGGTTGGATAACTTTTGGTGAAGGTTGGCACGACAACCACCATCAAAAAATGAGCAGTCCTATGTTCCATCCTACAAAAGACATAGGGTGGTGGGTAATTAATAAGGTAAAAACTACATGATTCAAATAGTGAATAGCTCCTTTCCATTGTTACATATGTTAGAGTTTTGTAGCAATGCGATAGGGGATGATAGGCCTAATGCTGTAAATATGGACCCGATAGATTGGGAAAATAAACCACATACATTATTATATCTTTTATATAAAGAAAAAAGATTCGATGGCCCTAGAGCAGGATATGCAATAAAAACTGAAGGCGGGAGAATTGTTACTGGACACGGTTGGTATCCTAGCGATTGGGATTCTAATATATATGTACAGTCTAGAGCATATCAAGTGCCTGGTTATTTAAGAAGTAAAGGATTAGGATTAACCGCCTCTGCTATCACAAGTGAACTTTTTTTCGTATTAGAAGATTGTGCTATTCAGCAGGGGTACTTGGGCGGCACAGTGACTTTGGAACATTATAATGAATCATTCCTACACAAAGGGGTAAAATTAAATGACCCTAGTAGGTATCCTGAATACTCTGAAGAACGTAAAGGTAATTTAATTGTAAAACAATATAGAAAACCTGGCGTTAGAATGAGACAATCAAAAATGTGTGAGGGTACTTACTTAATAAGAAACGCAGAACAATTTGTATACTACTATCTTTTCGACTGGACATACGAAAAACAATTTTTGGAGAACCTTGAATGTCACCGAATAACAAACGATTAACGGAAGAACGCTCATACTTTAAACCTTTTAACTATGCTTGGGCATACGAGGCTTGGTTGAAGCACGAACAGTCACATTGGTTACACACGGAAGTTCCGATGGCAGAGGATGTAAAAGACTGGAAGGACAAACTTACAAAGGAAGAGAAAGCATTTCTTACAAACATCTTTCGTTTTTTCACACAGGGTGACATTGACGTAGCAGGTGGCTATGTCAATAACTATCTCCCATACTTCAAGCAACCTGAAGTCCGTATGATGTTAGCAGGATTCGCAGCACGAGAGGCATTGCACGTAGCAGCATACTCACATCTAATTGAGACACTAGGTATGCCTGAGTCTACGTACAACGAGTTCCTTGAGTATGACGCTATGAAAGACAAGCACGAATACTTCATGGATATGTCAAACAAGAATGGCACTGTAGAATCAGTAGCAACAAACATTGCCGCCTTCTCAGCGTTTACAGAAGGTATGCAGTTGTTCAGCTCGTTCATTATGTTGCTGAACTTTCCACGCCATGGTAAGATGAAGGGCATGGGACAGATTGTTACATGGTCTATTGTTGACGAGACACAGCACGCTGAGTCTATGATTAAGTTGTTCCGTGAGTACGTAGAGGAGAACATTGATATTTGGAATGACAAACTGAAGTCCTCTATATACACTATTGCTGAGAAGATGGTAGAACTTGAGGACAAGTTTATTGACTTGGCATTTGCTATGGGCCCAATGGAAGGCCTGACACCAGAAGATGTAAAGACATATATAAGATATATTTGTGATAGGCGTCTCATTACTTTGGGCCTCAAAGGTATTTTCAAAGTTAAGAAGAATCCTTTGTTGTGGGTTGAGGAAATGATAAATGCTCCTACTCACACAAACTTCTTTGAGAACAGAGCAACAGACTATGCACGTGGTGCGACAACAGGTACCTGGGACGAAGTATGGGCCTAAAATGGTTACAGTATTACGCTAAGATAGCAGAAGAAACAGCAAAGCTATCAACAGCAAAGAAACTACAAGTAGGGTGTGTCATTGTAAAAGATAACAGGATACTGTCTATAGGTTACAATGGTATGCCCTCAGGCTGGACTAACGAGTGTGAAGATGTAGTAGATACAGGAACTAATATATACTACACAAGTAAACCAGAAGTCTTACACGCAGAAGCAAATGCGCTAATGAAGTTGTGTAAGTCAACAGATTCAAGTGAAGGTGCTACATTGTTTGTCACGCACTTTCCTTGTATTGAGTGTGCTAAACTGATATATCAGGCAGGCATCTCACAGGCATATTACATAAACGAATACAACGCTACTAAAGGGAGCGGAGATAACTTTTTACGAGAAGCAGGAATAGAAGTATGTCAAATAAAACAACAGTAGAACATTATTGCGAGCATTGTGGTGTCGAATACATGGTGACATGGGACGAGGATAACACGCCTGATGATCCTATCTTTTGCCCATATTGTGCAACAGGTATTGATAATGGACTAGACTTAGGTGAAGATGCACAATGACAGACAAATGGCACGGCGGTAAGGGCTCCAGGTATCGCAAAATAGATCAACAGGCTTACAACGAAAATTGGGACCGTATCTTCGGTAAGAAAGACAATATAAATAGTACATCTGATAATGAGGATGTACTTGATGGCGAAGAAGAAAACACGGAAACCGAAAGAGAAACAGATACATAGAGTTTATTGCACATATTTTCCTAATGGTGATTATTATATAGGATACTCAGGCAAGCCTCAAAGGCTCTATGAAAAATATTATGGTAGCTCCAAGTACGTTAAGGAGTATGAAGGTGAACTTGCAAAAGAAACTATTGCCGAGTTTGAGAAGAAGTCTCATGCTAAGATGCAGGAGTTTCTATTACAGTGGCAGCAACGCCACGATCCTCAATGTCTAAACTCCATGTTAAATATAAGACTGAACAAAGAGCCATTAGCTGACTTTGTTCCTATAGAGTGGTTACCCAATGTTAAAAGTTGAAAACGATAAAGCAATACTGTATTCAATGGGTAGGTGTGGTACAAAGTCAATGACTCACCACATACTAGGTTATTCCTACAGTGACATATATGGTGACACTAATCAGCCACTAGAAGAAAGGTTCAAGTTTTTTATTGTGCCGGAAAGGATACAGCAGGCTGACAAGACACAGATACTTGTGTTGCGAGACCCTAAAGAAAGATTTGAAAGTGGGCATCAGTTATGGCTTGAGCAAAATCATATAGACCATCCACAGTATGATGACTACGAAAGGTTCATGTTGTACCACGGAGCACCTTTCCTACACAGACTGGACTTAGATATAAATTTCAAAATATTATTGTTTAACGAATTAAATAATTATGTGCCAGACATACGTAAAGACCCTAAACTAGAAAAAAGGGCATGGGTTCAAAACACATATGATTGGGACACTGAAATGGGTTTGTATTTTAAATTATTAAACGAAAACGAGCGCATTACAGTAGAGGAATTTAACAGATGTTTTTCATAGCACTTTTGTTATGTTCGGCATTAGCAGTATCAGCAGTAGCAGGTTGGTTCTCAATAGTAGGACTGATGGCTATCTTTCCAGGAGTGCCTATACCTATCTTAACAATGGGAATAGTGCTTGAAGTAGCAAAACTGGTCACCGCCTCTTGGATATATCGTAATTGGGACACGGCAGCACTACTACACAAAGTTTATTTGACTACCTCTGTAGTTATTTTATCATTTATTACAAGTATGGGAATCTATGGGTTCCTATCCAAAGCACACATTGAACAAACTATTACAATGGGAGGCAACAATGCTCTACAGATAGAGAGCATTGAAAGGCGAATCACCAACGAGAGGCGTGTCATTACTGATGCGGAAAACGTCATTGAAAGTCTCGATGCCTCTGTCCAAATACTCCAAGAGTATGACAGAATACGAGGACCTGATGGGGCATTAGCGGTAAGACAGTCACAGGCAGAAGAAAGACAAGGACTCAATGCTACCATTGAGCAGGCATTGCAGAATATTGAATCACTTGAGGATGATTTACGGCCACTACGGCAAACAGCATTACAGCAAGAGGCAGAAGTTGGCCCGGTTAAGTATATAGCGGCACTTATATATGAAAACCCTGAAGAAATGCTTGACAACACGGTGCGACTTGTAGTAATATTAATAGTATTAGTATTTGACCCGTTGGCTATATTACTTGTGATAGCGGCCAACCAGTCATTACTACAGCGCAGAGGTGAGAAAATATCCTTTGTGACAATAGAAGAACCTGTCGAGGACTTTGGTATCGAACCTGAGGCTCCTGATTTGACAGAAACAGAAATAGAACAGTTTAATAGATTGGACAGGTCAGTAAGAAGTAAGTTAAGTTGGCTGATTGATAGAAAAAGGAAAGATGATGAAAAAGAATGATGTGGTGACGGTTGTTACCTCTGTAGGTGAATTTGTTGGTAAGTTTGTAAGTGACAGTCCAGAGGGTGTAACTATTGATGACCCACGTATGATTGTTCATAGCCAGCAAGGTATGGGTTTTGCTAAAGGTGTCAGTATGGCAGGGATTGAAGATCCTAAACAAGTGACATTTGGAGCAGGACAGATTGTAACTGTGATGGAAATAAATCCTGCCGTTGAGAAAGCCTGGCGAGAGTTTACTTCCGGTATTGTAATATAATGGAGAATGAAATGAGCAGAGAAGATTACGTTAGCGCACTACAGACAGGTGTGCGTACAATTACTTTCACAAAGAAAGACGGCACAGAACGTGTGATGAAGGCCACACTACAGGAAAGTGTAGTGCCTGCAACAAAAGGAACCAGAACAGCTCCTGAAACTAATCTAGTTGTTTTTGATACTGAAAACAACGGCTGGCGTTCTGTTATTATTAAGAACATCAAGTCCTTTACATGAAGGTAACTGTTATAGGAAACGGCCTCTCTCGGAGGCCAATTCCTTTAGATAAGATTTCAGGCACTACAATAGGGTGCAATGAAATCTTTGAGGAGTTTACTCCTGACTATATCTGTGTAGTGGATCAACGGGTGATGAAGTCATTATATGAAAGTGATTACAATAACCCAGTCTACTACAGACACAAAGCACTGCGAGGAGATGTTGATACTCCGAAACATAACTGGCACTCCCCTGACTTTCTACAGTATAACAACAGCGGAAATGCTGGACTAGAACTAGCAATACACTTAGGGGCCACAGAAATAGACTTATTAGGATTTGATTGTGGCCCTGGCCGTTTGTTGAGATTGAGTTATATGAAGGATGCTCAATTTGATTTATGGGCAAAGTATCTTATATTCAAGTCCATACAGCACAAAGGTATCCGTAGAATTATTAGCCAAGAATCTACACCTATCCCCGATGTCCCCTCAATATCTGTGGAAGATTACATAAAAGAGCTTGACATTTAAGGATTCTTTCTGTTATAATTAGTAGTATGAATAGAAGGAGTCCATCATGGCAAAAACTAAACGAGCACGCAGCACCTATGTGTTGCCGGAACCTAAGTGGGCAGAGTTTAAACTGCTCACCGATGATACAGAACGAGACATAGCTTTACGCGGTTGTCTGTATTTCGTGCATTATGAGATACAGGATAAGGTAGGTGTCACACAATTTAAAAAGTGGGCAAAAGCAAACTGGGACAAGGACACAGTGTCCTCTATCCTCAAGTTGCCTGACTCTACTTTTTATTCAGTTGCTAAATATTTTTACTGTTGGAGTAAGTTGGGTTGGTTGACAGAATCAACAGCAGCTTTCATTGACAAACAGAAAGATGTTTGGCTATCACAAGCAGCTTCCTATGTAGCAGATAAGGAAGACAAACCCAAAGTTGTAAACATACGAGAGAATCTTAATAAGTTTGCTATGGGTGTAGATGATAACATTGAGTATATTATCAATGGCGCACAGGTAACTAACTACAAGGACTTTGTAGAAGCATACAAACTCAACAATGCTG